TATTATGACCATATGTCTTTGTCGAATAGTACTTAGTCATAATTATACCTCATTAAGTTCTGAGTTTTCGTCTTGAACGATTTCTCCATTAGCATCAGTTTCTAGTGAATCTAGTCCATGCACTTCCGCATCCAAGTCTTCTGTATTCCAATCAGTAATAACTTGGTCTAGTTTTTCATCTGTCCAGTTCTTACGGAACTCAAGAATTTCATCACCAGATTTGGTAGTATACTTTAGACGATTACCTTGCTTCACAAGCAAACCTTTTGCTTCAAAGAATTCAAGTAGACCTGAATAAGGTGACATACCTGTTTCGTATGGAATTTCTACTTGTACGCTTTCAAACGGTTTTGAATAACGTGTTTTAACAACTTTACATGCGGCACGGATACCATGCACCTTAGATGTCTTTACACCATTTTCGTCTGTTTTCAACTTTAGTTTACGCATAGCGATAACGATAGATGATGCATAGATAAAGCCTTGACCACCTGAAATCTTATCATCTGGATCAAACATATCTTGTGATGCGTATGTGTGATTTGTTGCAATCATACCTACGTTGAAGTCGCCGAACATGTTTACACAGTTACGAACAAGTGCTGATAGTGCTTTGGGCTTACGACCCATATCACCTTTCATTTCACCTTTTTCGAACTGATTTACATCTGTTGGTGTCAACATCATACCCAAACTATCAAGTACGAACAGGACCTTAGGACGATCTTCGTCGGGTGTATCTGTGTACTCTTTGCGATAGTCAGTCATAAAGTCTGAAATAATTTTAGCAACATCATCAATCATAGCTACATTCAATTTCAGTAGTTTATCATCGTCTGTGCTTACGTTCAGCGCATGTAACCAACTTTCATCTAGTGCGTTCTCACTATCGATCAATACAACAAAGATACCTTGATCTTGTGCATTCTTAATAATGTTACCAGATGCAATATATGATTTACCTGCACCGGACTCGCCTGCTAGTACTGTCACTTTACCAAGTGGAATACCTTTATAAAAGTCGTTTGAAATTAACTTGTTTAGACAGTAGTTACCTGTTGAGATCCATGTATCTGGATCACGAAATCCCACAGACATGCCTGGGACAGCTTTCGTAATACTCTTACGGAATTTCGAAGCATCAAATGCTTTAGCCATAATAGACTCCTAATAAAAATTTGTGAAAGTAGGAGAGCAATTAATGCTCTCCCAATTGACTATTAATTAGTCTGATTTACGAGAACGGATCATTGCAAGAATGTCTGATGCGTCTTTTCCTGCGCCAGTATCTGCTGATGCAGTTGCCGCTACAGGAGCTGCCTCTGCCGCTACTTCCTCATTTGACTTAAATGGAATATCATCCTCTACTGCCGCTGGAGCCGCTTCAGGAGCTGCTACAGGAGCCGTTACAGCTTTAGGTGCAGTCTGTGTTGCAGTTCGTGCAGTTGAAGAATTGTTTTTAGCTGCATTCTCTGGCACATCAAGCCCATATGGCTTAAAGAAGTTACCCCAACGCATTGGATCATATAGTTCACCATCTACTGATGCTTCAAACATTTCCATAATTACTTGCAGTTCTTCTGCTGAAGGACGCTTAGGCAAGTAATCATTCAAGTCATTTAGACCATGTGTCTCAATAGCTTGACGCTCTTCTTCATTCAATGAACGTTCTTTACGAGCCCAATTTGAAGTTGAGTAATCTGCATACTGTCCTTTTTGAGTCTTAGTCAAACGGAAGTCTGTTCCTGCATCATAGTCTGTAGGAAGATTTTCCATATCAGGATCCATAAGTGCTGATTTCAACAACTTAAAGATTTGTGGACCGATCACGAAACGACGGATAGGATTCTCTGGTGATTCTTCATTTAGTGGATTTTGTACGACAAATCCTTGGAAGATGTATGAACGCTTCTTCCAATACTTACGACCCAAATCTTCCATTGCCGGATCTTTGAACCATGGACGAATTTCTGCGTGTACAGGACACGTATCGCCCCACATTTCAATGCACGGAACTTGTACTTGAATAGGTTTCTGTTCACCACCAACAACACCTGCGAAAGGCATTTTGATTACTTGACGTTCACGCCAAAAGAATACATTGTCTGGAGAATCATCAGGTAAGAAGCGAATAGTCGCTGTACTATCGTTGTCCATATTCCAGAACGGATAGATTGCATCTGTACCACGTGATTGATTTGATTTATTTTCTGCTTTGTTTTCTTGTGCCAGCAATTTTGCACGGATTTCTGCTAGTGTAGCCATGTTAATTTTCCTTTATGTTAGCCTATGTTAGCCATGTTAGTTTTATATTAGCCTAGTTGTGTTATAAACACATCCTCTCTAGAGCATGTACTTATAATACTACATCTATTTAGCAAAGTCAAGTGTTTTTTGCATAAAAAAAGCGCCCATAAGGACGCTTTTTTACAATTAATTTTATATGTAATTTATACTGGGATATCAAATCCAGCAAATGCTTCTCCAAGCATTGCATCAAATTTTTCATCCAATGTTGTATTTTCTTCTACATGTTCAACTGTCTGCTTTGACAATTTAAGTAATTGTCCTGCTAACTTTACATCCTGCTCATCAAGTGATTGAGGATCATTACGCATAGATGTTGCAAAATTATTTAAGAATGATGAGAGTTGTGCCGCTCTATCATGACCTTTATTTTTACGTCTAGTATCTTCTGTTGTGTCAACATCAACCGTTTCAGCAAGATCATTGAATTGCTGTGCCATTGTTTCTAGTTTACTTTCTGGAAGAACTTCTTCATCTGTTTTCTTAACTGCTCCAACTTCTACTGCTTCTACACTCTTCTGTCTGAAAGAAATTGTATTTGTTTCAGATTCGATAATAGATGCTACACGCTGTGTTTGTACTGCACGATTATTTTCTGATTCTTCTTCGTTTACACGATGTACTAATGGTAGAATATCTTTTAGTGATTCTTCAAATGTTGATTTTGTAAACTTAGATACATATTCACCTAGTGCTTCCTCTGATAGTTCAGATTTCTTAACCCAGTGTGAGCCGCTTTCATCATCACAATCATGTTTGCAATCAGTAGTCGGCTTGTGTTGCTCGTCTCCACAATCTTTACAAACCATCTTCTCATTACCAGCTTCATTTAATGCTAGTGATTCCACAAATGATGTGTAGCCTTTTGTGCCTTGAATACGTTTGATAGATTCTTTAATTGATTCCATCTTTTGCTTTACATTAGCAACAATAGAACGATTGCTTTCATTCACAAGACCTTGCTTGTTTACAACGTTCATAAATTCTTTTAGTTTTGATAAGTTTGTTGAATGTTCAACAATCGCTTCGCCAACCATATCACTTGGTACACCACCGTGTGCAACGTGTCTAGCCATAGCTCTCGCACCATTCAAATGTTTGTGTGGATACTTAAAGCGTTCGCCATCTGCATTCTCAATAAAGATAGCCGAGATATTACGTGAACGTGAACCTCTTTGCTCTTCATTTACTGGATTACGATGCTTTACGATTAGCTTTACGTTTTCTAGTGTTTGGCGACTTGTGCGTGATGAACCGCTTAGTGGGCTTAGTCCCTCGTTAAATACGTCACTCATAGTCTGCTCCTTGTTTTTTTCAATTTCATATGCATAATTTTTTGGTTCGATATGCTTGCCGAACGTTCTAATATCAAAATCGATCATGTTTGTTCGTGCAATAGTTCTCATTGTTTTAATAAGTCTACTAATACGTTCATCATCGATATCAGTTGTTTCGCCTAAATGTAGTTTTATTTCTTCAGAGTCATCTTGTAAATGAACCATTAGATTTGGATCTTCTACATAGAAGTAACGAGCCTCACTTGGGTCTGCTACACTCTTACCATTTGACGAATCAAACATCTTTACTTGAAAGCCATAACCTTGTATGATCTTCATAGTTTTTTCAGCAATGCTGTTGTAATTAATAGCCATAGTAATGTTTCCTTTTTAGTATTTATCAAAATACCATAGGAAGTGGTTCATCATAATCTGCATCGCTGTCTAAACTTTCTCCCAATAATGATTCGTATTGCTCATCGAACCTTGATATAACTTGTATCTGTCTCACACATAATAATGTTGCTGATACTAAGTCATCTGTCTCACCTAACTTTGCTTCATAGCTTCTTCCTCTTGCTACAAATGTCTTGAACTCTCTTATAAGATTTTTACTCAGTGGTGTCATCTTATCAGACTCGATCCAAGACTTCATCTTCATACATCCAGTTATTTTACTCTTATGTGTAGTAGTAAATCCTTTACGTATTGCTCTGGATGATCCTCGCTTCTTTGGTTCGTGTAAAAACTCACCCGGAAACTTATCTTCGTCCATTTCTTCGATAAGAATAAGAGTTGCTTCGCCCAATGAGTTATTTTCAACTGACCAATAGATATCAGGAGCTTTATTACCAAGTTCACGCATCTCATCTTTAATTTCAGTAAGTATTTCATGTAGAATACGTACTTGTCCACGCATATCAGTTTTATTATGCATCCATTCAGCAACCTGTCTCATCTCTGGTAAACTCCAAACTTGGATAGCGGCATTATCTCCACCTGTTCCCATAGATGGATCTAATCCTACTACATATGTTGCATCTTTCTTAATAGGCTCGTACCAACGTACTTGTCCAGTCTTTTTTATAGGTTCCATACCTTTAAAGTATGATAACTTAACACTATCTACTAGAGTTTCATCAAATGCAACAAATTCACATTCATGTTCACGTAAAAAACGTTCAGTTCCTACACGTCCCTTTTCTTCTGATGCCCATTTGTCATCTCTATCAGGATGTTGATTCCAAATAGCTTTGTATGCTCTAAAGCCGTTGACTCCAACTTCAGTTTTGTTCCCATATTCATCTAATGTCTTTAGTCCGCCTTGCCAGATAAGAGCAAACTGGTCATCATCTAAGTTGGGAGTAGATGTAATGATAGCTTTACCGCCAGTAGCAAGTGTAGGAGATATAGAAGTCCAGAACTCTTTAGCAATAGTAGGTCTTACGAATGCAAACTCATCTGCGTAAAGCAATGAGATAGACAAACCACGTCCAGTGTTCTCTGTAGTAGCTTGTGCAATGATACGTGAACCATTATCGAACTCAATTGACCCTTTATTGTATGATACAACCCCACATCTAATATGATCTGGGCATAATTCATATGCATATCTAATTCTATGCATAATCTCTTGCGCACCCGAATACTTGTGTGCCGCAATAAGGATAGTTTGGTCAGGTACAAACATGCCATACCATAACAAGTAGCCAGCCGCTGTGGTTGACTTACCCATCTGGCGTCCAAGCATTGAAATACTATAGCGATAATTGTGATATGAGTTTACAAGCTCATCTTGATATGAATATGCTTTATATATCATACTACCTTTAGTAGGATGTTGAATTGTAAAATAATTGTTAAGAAAGTAATAAGGATCGAAGCAATTACTAAATTCTAGTAACTGCGCATCTGTATATTCAGTCTTTGCATATGCTTTTTTTGTTAAATCTGCCATGAGTTATTTTCTAGGTCTTTCCATATTTGCAAATCTAGGTAAGCGTGTCGCATAACTTTTTTCTGCTATTGCGCCAGTCAATGAAACTCTGATATTGTCACCAGCATCACTATCTACTCGATTTATACCGTGTACTACACCTGCTTTAATCAATACTAAACGATTTGGCTTAGGACTAACGAATGTACCGAAACCTTTATCAATTATTGATTTAAATTTATCAGATTGTTCAAACATTTCCATTGGGCTTTCTAAGTCTGCGTAACTATCATAATGCACAGTACCCTCTTTTAAAGGTAACACTTGTTCAAAGTCTACACTTCCTTCTGGTAAAACTAATAATGTGGAGTCCCAGTTCGCTTGCCAATTTTTATGCAGATAATATGTATAGGTACTAAATCCTAAATCAAAGTGCCAAGGATTTTTACTTCCAACTGGATAAGCATGACAACGTAATGCAATATCAAAGATACCATCTTCAATTCCTGGTACTACATGATTTATATTCTTAGCAGTATCAAGAAATTTACTTAAATTATCAAACCATAGATCATAATTATCATTAAATGGAGCGTCTGAATACCAACGCTTAGGTCCTTTATAGTTAATACCGTCAGTCATATGCCAGAACTTATCATCTACTAATGTTGACTGCCACTTATCTACCTGTACTTGATTCAGGATACGGTCCTGTATCTCTTCTGGTAAAAAGTCATCTATGACTATTACCTCTGGGGTATTTAATACTATATTATACATATCTATCTCTACTTCCTTCTCTACTTAAATCTAATGTCACGCAATGCAATCCGCTATCCCAGAAATATTTGTGTCTAAAATCAAACGGTATCATTTCAACGTTGTGTTCTTTTAGTTTATCTGCAATCCTTTTATCATAACCATTACTAATGATTGTATTCTCATCAATACTTATTACATTTAAATCGAATACAGTTTCATCAACATATCCAATCCAATGCCCTAACCAATCTGACACTTTCTCTTTATAGAAATGCTGTATTCTCATTTCATGAAACCATTCAGGTAGATCCCAAGGTTCTAGTATGATATAGTCCCAATCTTTTAATTCTTCTGGGATATTCTTCTTATGCCATGTCATCAATAACCCAGGTTTTATTAGCGCAAGTGTGCCATCTAAGTGACCTGATTCATCAACTTCAATAAACTTAGTATCATCAGGCATATTTTTCTTTACCCATTGTAAGCCTGCTTGTGTTCCTCTAGCATCAAAACTTCTACCATCAGGATCTGGATATGGTTTACTGTGTAATACAGTATCACCACACTTCAATACATTTGCAGCGTGATACATAATCTGAGGTTCCATTGTTTCATAATGTTGATATTCAGATTGTAGTATTGGCGATGGCATACTTATGAAGTTACGTCCTTGTTGAAATTTCTCTAACATAATATCAACAAAATAATCACCCTCTGTATATCTATTACAATCACCGCCGTATGTTTTTAGTATCTTATCACCATATACTATATGATGATCTCTAGGACATATAGCAGGATATGGAAATTTAGATTCCCAATGCCTTGTTTTTTCAGATGACAGTTTTATCTGTTTAGGTCTATGTACTTTTACTCCAGCAGATTCAAATATCTTGGATAGAGATTTGAAATCTTCTTCAGTTTCTTCTAATATCTTAGACAATCCATCTACAAATTCAGTATCATCATACTCATTAAACGAATTCGCATCATATGTTGAACCTACAATTACTTCTGTAAGTTTATCCCATTCTGTCCAAATCATGTATACCTCATTAAGTTCTAAGTTAATTGTATTTATGCAAATAAAAAAGCGCCCCATTGGGACGCTCTTTAAGGGCCGCTCAGTCGGTAGAGCGTTTAATTAAGTAAGGTATGCTTTGCCGTCATCGCCTTTGTACACATGCTGTTCGCCGAATTTCTCTGCAAATGCTGTTAGCTTATCGCCTAGATCGCCGTAGTCTCTATCCCAGAAACCTGCGCCGTGTCCGTTACGAGTTAGCCAAAAATCAACACCGTGCTGTCTTGGATCACCGCCTGTTTTTTGCATTAGCTTTTCTGCTTTAGAAAAAAATAGTTCAGCATCTCTTTCCATGTCTGCGATTGCTTCAGAACTCCAGTCAACGTGTCTATCTGCAAAATCTTCCTCATCAGCTAGTTCTTCAGCCGCGCCAATGTATGCAGTAACAAAGTTATCTCTGTCTCTGAATGAATCATCTTCGTTTAGATCAAAGTCTGCCATTAGTGCTTCATAGATGTCATCTTCATTCATTGAATACTCAAGTGGGTTATCACCTGCACTTGGCTTTAATCTTTTCTTTTGACGTGGAATAGAATTCGCTGTCTTCTTTGAATAATCATCTAAAGAAAGCTCATCATTTGCTGGTGTTGCTTGATATTCTGTTTCCATTTCTTCTTCAACTGCTTCGTCACAACCACATGGTGATCCGCCACATCCGCAATCATCTGCTACTGGAGCAGGAGCTACTTGTGGCATACCTTGACCTGCAAGAGCAAGCATACGAACTAGTTCTTCTGGATACTCTGTGCTTGTGTTAGTTGTAGTAATCGCTTTACCGTTGTCTTCTGTTGTTGTTAGATTGAAATGCTTTTTCATTCTTCGTCTCCTGAAATAACTGAATCGCTTGCAGTATCTTCAGTAGTCATAACGTCACCTGCTTTATCACGTTTTGCTTTCACTGATAATGCATTTTCTACTTCTACTTTATCATGGTCATCACGCTTTGAAAGTGTTTTTAAGAAGTTATCAACGAAAGTACGACCATAATGTTCACCATTGTCTGATTTGTCATCATAATCTGAATCAAGTAGTGCTTTCTTGTCGCCGTCTTCTTCAACTTCTTCAGTTGGTTCCCAACCTTCTGGGTGTACTGCGATATGTGTAATGTTCATTTCTAGTAAGTCAGATAGTTGCTGGCGAAGAATGTCTGCTGACATTGGATAACCAGTTGTAATATCTACTTTAGAAACTTTTGTGTTTTCTACGTCATCAAAGAATAATGGACTCTTTGTGATTGGCGTTGTTGAAACACGTGAAATCGTTCTCAGGTCATACTTTCCCAAGAAACGCTCAATACGATTTACGTCATTTTCTTCTATTTCTGCCGCAAAGCGTAGAGTCATTTTATGTTCGTTAGTTGACTCTGTTAAAAATTCTTTAAAACTTTTCATTGGTTTCTCCAATAATAATATCTATTCTTATTTATCTGTTTCGTCAATTTTGTTCTGTGCAGTGGCGAGACGTTTCATAAGTTCATTTCTATCCATAACTAAATGACCTTCAGTTTCAAAATCATCTTCAGTTTTCGCTTTGTTCTTTGCTTCTTTTTCAACTGCTAGGTCTAATTTAGCTTTATTCAATTGCAGATTTAGCATCTTTAACTTTCTATCTACTTTACTATCTTTAGCTTCCATTGCAGTCTTTAGCATTTGATTTGCTGTTTCCATTAGCTTTGCGCCTGCATGTACTTCTACATTCATACCCAGACTAATCAGTTCTTCAAATGTATTGATAGCTTTTTCATGAATATCATCCATGTCTTTGTCATGCTCATTCAATCCTTGAACCATTGGCAGTGAAGCGTCAATCTTATCAGTATTAGCAAGTTCACTTGATAATATTTCAGTCAAGTCTCTGCTTTCTTCAATTGTAGGAGTTTCTTTAGCTTGTTCTTCTACTGGATCAATGTTGAATGTTTCTTCTAATTTTTTTGTCATTTCTTTTTCCTTGGCTTAACAGGTTTTGGCTTTTTAGTATTCTGATAAATGTCTCCCTCATTTATAACTCTAAAACGCATACCTCTCTTCAATGCCCATTTGTTTGCAGCTTCCCATTTCGCATAGTTCACAACTACTTGTTGTTGTTCTCCACGTTTTCTAGCTAAATCTGGTCTACTTTGCGCCGCAGGTTTAATCTCAATTAGTTCTGCGTGTTTCTTACCATTCGAGTCTATGTATGTCATAATAAAATCTGGAACATAACTCGTTAGCTTTCCCGTCAAAGGATGCTGATATGTAATTCTAACTGGTTCACTCGCCCAAGCAAGAACGTTTGGGTTGTTGTCACAGAATTGCATGAATGTAAGTTCCCAACTACTTCTAAATGTCGGTGAGCCTGCACCTGCATACTTATCTTGGTTAGTTACTTTATATTTACCTTGATGATATTTGCTCATTTTATAATAGCTCTTGCGATATATTTATTAGGGTTACGGTTCTTCATTGTTCCCGTCTTGTACCCAAATCGCAATGCGCTATTAACTAGGAATGAACCTAAGTCATTTAATTTAAAATCACTTGATAGTTGATCTGTTAGATACATCGGGCTAACATTATATGCTTTTGAAATTTTTACAACTTCATTTGCATATTCTTTTGCACGTGTTTCTGTAAAGCCTTTTCTTACGAGTTGAGCTACAATTATATCAATATTCAAAATCGTATCCCCCTAGTAAAGTTTCTTAGCGCACTAATACCTCTTTGTGCAGTGTTTCTTATAGAAGAAGCAGGATTAGATGCATTTGAAGAATTATTTGAAGTTCTACGTCTATTATTTCTGGAACTACTTATTAAACTATCTCTAACTATGTCGCCGCCAATACCAAATCTGCTTTGTGATGTTCTTCCAAGATTTTGTAGTGATCCTATTCCTGAGTTCCCCATAATACCTTGAGCAATTCCGTTAGTAACATTTCCAATATCAAACTTTCTACCATTAAAGAATGAACTTGTCAATTCTTGTGACAGTAAATTTCCCATTGTAGAACTATTAAATTGTTCAGTGCCGACTGGTCTTCCGCCACTTGTTTGCAAGTTACCTAAATTAGGATATAAAGTTTCTGCTGCAAAATCACTACCACTTGTATTAGTTCTAGCACCATTATTTGCACGTCCAGTAAATTCTGAACCACTTGTATTAGTTCTAGCACCATTATTTGCACGTCCAGTAAATTCTGAACCACTTGTATTAGTTCTACCTGCACGTCTAGCTTCTATATAACCAGTCTCGTTACGTGCTTGTACTAATCTTTCTAATACATCTTTTCGTGCGTCTTCATCTTGTGCTTCTTCTGCTGCTTTTAATTCAGCATGTAACTTAGAAAGTTCAGCAATTTTTTGTTGTACTGCTTTAGTTTCACGGGCGTCATACTGTTCATCTGTTAACTGTTCTGGAAACGCTTGTAGTTGTTCGTACCCCGGCATTAAGTCTTCTGATTGAAATTGTCTGTTATCAACTGCAGGATCACCAAATGCTCGTAACTGATTATTTCCATTAAGATTTGCTCTTAATCTTGATGATACATATTGTGCTGAATCTACAGTCGCAGATTGTAAAATATATTCAAGTCCATAATCCATCCATTCTGGAAGCGCAGGATCGACATTATATGGAGTACCAAATACGATATTCTCTGGTTGTACAGTGAAGTCTATTGTTCTCAACTCTGATGTACCATATTCACTACCTGAAAATGTTATATTTGTAACAATAGGATTAATTAAAATAATACGCTGTATAGTACCAGTAGTTTCTAAATCACCAAACCAATGAAATAAAGTGATTCTCTCAAAATTTCTAAAAGTATCATTATCAGATACTAATTTTCTACCAGTGTTACCATCTTCATTCAGCGATGTTTCTAACGCACCACTGTCAACATCCATGTCACTATTTTTAAAAAATCTACGATATATACTTTCAGCTAACATCATTGTATTGCCGTTGATAGTATCATACATTGTAAATGTTACTTCTGGAAAGTCAACACGTGTCGGAACATATACTCT